TCAACTGTTTTTAGTAGTTTAAGTGCAAGTAATCCTGCTCTACATAAAATTCACTTAGGAGCTGCCGATAATTCATATCAACAAGTTTCAATGATTCAATCTGGAACTGATTATACAAGAATTAGATATGAAGGTAATGGTAGTCCTAGCGGTACTATTGGTTCACCTGGTATTGTATATGAAGCTACTTTTTTTAATAGCGCAAAAACAGACGGAGTACCTGTACTAGAAGTATTATTTGGTAATCATAATAGAACGAGTGGTGCATCTGGCATAGCTACTACAAACTCTTATCTAGCTACACCCTCTCCTGCAGGATACTTTTCAGCAAATCAAAGCTATGTTTTTGTAGGCAATGCTTCGGGCGGTACCGCATGGACTATATATACTGGATACTATATGGCTAACACAGGATACTAATTAAGGAAAACTAATGATATATGTAAAATTAAATAGTAATGGTGAAATTGAAAAATACCCTTATAATCTGTACGATTTAAGAGTAGATTTTCCTAATACATCGTTTACTATTCCTGTAGAAGAAAGTTCTCTGAATAGTAGAGGTATTTTTAGGGTAGCAGAAAACGTAATGCCACAGATTGATCATACTAAAGAATTAGTTGAATTACAGCCCGCTCTACAAAACGGAACTTGGACAAGGGTTTGGAGTGTAGTAGATGCACTTCCAGAACACATTCAAACTAAATTTGATACTGCTGCATACGACATAAGAAAACGTAGAAATGAACTACTTTCAAGCACAGATTGGACACAAGTAGCAGACACCCCTGTAGATAAACAAACATGGGCAACGTATAGACAAGCTCTTAGAAATATTACCACACAATCAAACTTTCCTTGGTCAGTAGAATGGCCAACCCAACCCGTATAATAAGGAATTATTATGGTAACCTTTACAATTAAACCAACAAGCATTCGTACTAAAACTCTGGATGGATTAACCGGCGTAGTAAAACTAGTAGAGTGGATACTAGAAGGCGAACTTAGTGGCCAAAAATTTTCATTACCACAAACTACTACATTACAAGATCCAGAACCTGCTAATTTTATTCCCTTAAATCAAATAACTGAACAACAGGTAGTTCAGTGGATTGAAAATACTGTAGATTTACAACCTATAAAAGCACATATTGAATTTGTGCTTAATAAAGAAGCAGCAAAAGCCGATTTAACCCAAGAAAGCTTACCTTGGGCACCGCCAGCTCCTGAGCCTACTACTCCTACTCCTCCAACCGAAGCTCCAGTTACTACGCCCCCTATTAATTCAGCCCCTCCACCTACTAATCCTTAATACTTAGAGGTTACTATGCGGCAATTAGCTTGGCTATTATTTTTGATCTCAACCCTTACCTTTGCCCAAACAACAGACAGGATTATTTCAGAATCAACAAGTAATAGTCAATCTAATTCGACTAGTACTAGCATAAATGAAACCACAGTTAAATCGCCACCACCTAGTGCTACTAGTCCTCCTATAACAATTATAAGTAATGACCTATGTGTTGTAGGAGTTTCGGGTGCTGTGCAAACTCAAATCCTAGGCATTAGCGGTGGTAGTACTGTTCGTGACTTAAACTGTGAGCGATTAAAACTAGCTAAAAACTTATACGACATGGGCATGAAAGTAGCTGCTGTAAGTACCTTGTGCCAAGATTCCAGAGTATTTGATGCTATGATGGATGCGGGTACTCCATGTCCTATACAAGGAAAAATAGGAGAACAAGCTCGTCAATTATGGCAAGATAATCCCGGTCTACAACCAAAACCACTACAGGCTACCACAAATGAATCATTTTGGAAAAACTTTAGTTTTGGCTTGGGCACTATTCTCTTACTCCTCCTACTCCTATAGCCAAACAAGTGCTAACTTAATACCCTACTCAAGTATAAGCCTACAAGGCAACCTTAAATTTTCGCCAGGAGATGCTGTAGTATTTGGAAAAGGTGGAGGTAGTCTAACCTACACAGGTATACTTACACAAAAAATCTTACAAGATACAGGTGTACCCTTAACCATTACAGGCGTAGAATACGGCTGGGATTATAGCTTAGGTTGTACAGGTTGTAAAAATTACTTAACAGCTACTACTGTACTTAGTGATAGAATAGGTACTATTTATAGTAAAAACTATACACTAACAGGTACAGGCAGTGTTGCAGAAAGGGTAACACTAGGCGAACTAAGGGCTACAACATTAGATAGTTTTAAACTTGGATTTCAAGGTCAGCAGCTGTGGCAAGAAAAACAGTGGCAAGGCCCTAGTGTAGTTAATCCATATTATAGATTTACTTATATGCCTAATACTACTACACCACAACCAGAAATACCACAACCAAAACTGCCACAAATACCACAGCAACTTATCCTTCAAAAACCAGAACAAGTACTAGGAACCTATGTTGATCCAGTTAAAGATGCCCTACCAAAATTAGTACAAGATCCTATAGTTAATCAAGTCCTAGAAAAACCAGAAACAACGCGCGAGTATCAAGCACCAACCCTAAACCGCGGCATACCTAGCACCACAACCTCCCAAGAAAAACCCAAAACTACCGCAGCCACTAGAATTAGTACTCAGGTTACACAGCAATCCAATAGTAAACAAACCACTAACGAATTAGTAACTATTGCAAATATGACTAGCCAAGCCCCTAGTCTAGACCAGTACCAGCGACAAGTAATCTTAGATGCGGCATTTTATGTAACAAAAGATATTTATAAAACTGTTCAGCCAGTAGACAATCAAAGATTACTTCGCGGCCTAACTGGTAGCTCTAACCTAAATCATGGGAGAATGGTAGATGAGCAATACAGATCTAAATAAACAGGTAGAAAAACTAGAACAAGCTCAAAAGCAGTATATGAGCAAAGATACTGTGATTAGTATAGGTGGGTACAGTTTTACACCTGCAAAGCTAATGATTGCGGCCGGTATTATAAGTAGTGTAGTCGGCGGCATGTATGGAGTTTTTGAAGCCTACAAAGACTACGAAAATATGAAGAAAAAGATTGCTAACTATGTTGCACCCGACTTTAGTGAATACGAAGCTCGCATAATTAAACTAGAAACGGATAGTGAAAAAGTAGTAGACTATACACGAGACATTAATCAAAATCTAAAAGGCGACATTCGTCGTACAGAAACTGTCTTAGAGGGTGTAGAGCGTGGAACTAAAGTTGCTCAACGTGAAACCGAAAAAGAAGTGGCTAGTATTCGTAGACAAGTTGATGACGATGTTAAAGAAATACGACGACAAGTTGATACAGAAATAAAAGAAATACGTCGTAGTGCTGATACTAGTGTTCGTGAAATGCAAAAGCAAGTTGATAGCACAGTGCAAAACGTAAATGAACGTGTAAACAGAATTGAACGTGATACTAATGGTGAACTACGAGCTATTCGGCGTGAAGTTGATGACAAAATTAAAAAAGCCCTTGATAACCCATTAGCTAATTAATTATGAAATATCAAACAGTATTTATAAGCGACGTGCATCTTGGAACAAAAGATTGTAAAGCAGATTTACTGTACAATTTTTTAAATAATATAGAATGTTCTAGATTATATTTAGTTGGTGATATTATTGATGGTTGGAAAGTTCAGAAAAATAAATTACGTTGGAAACGTTCACACACAAATGTTATTAGAAAGATATTAGGCCTATCAAAACAAGGAACTGAAATAGTCTATATAGCAGGTAATCATGATGAATTTTTAAGACTAATAATTCCTTATCGATTAGTATTTGGAAATATAAAAGTATTAAATCAAGATGTGTATGTAGGCCTAGATGGTAAACGTTACCTAGTAACTCACGGAGACTTTTTTGACGGTGTTGTTAGGCTACATAAGTGGTTAAGTTTACTTGGCGATTCTGCCTATGATTTAGTGTTATCTTTTAACTCTAAGTTTAATTGGATTCGCCATAAGCTAGGATTTGGTTACTGGAGTTTGTCAAAATACTTAAAAGTTAAAGTAAAACGTGCAGTTGATTTTATATCAAAATTTGAGATTACATTATCTGACTACTGTAAAAAACGAGGATTTAATGGTGTAATATGTGGTCATATTCATCTAGCAGAAATTAAAGATATTAATGGCATAGCTTATATGAATGATGGAGACTGGGTAGAAAGTTGTACTGCTTTAGTTGAACACCTTGATGGTCGCTGGGAGATAATTACATGGCAGATGTTAAACTATGAAAACAATACTAATAATAACGGACAACTTACCGGATCAAATTAATGGTGTGGTTACAACCTATAAAAATATTGAGACGTATGCGGTTCGTGATGGTTATAGGATTGTTTACATTACTCCCGGGAACTTCCGCTACTTTAATTGTCCTGGCTACAACGAAGTCAAGATTACCTATCCCAGGAAAATCGGCCAGAAGATTGAGGCGATACGTCCGGATTATATCCATATCGCCACAGAGGGTCCTGTTGGTCTGTGTGCTAGAAAATATCTTTCAAAACGTGGCTATTGCTACAATACTGCTTATCATACTAAGTTTCCTGAAGGACTCCGTGCTTTATTTGGAATACCTGAAACCCTTACTTGGCCATTAATTCGTTGGTTTCATAGTCACAGCGGTAAAATATTAACAACTACGGATGCAATGGTTAAACATCTACGTGAACATGGGTTTACCGGGGAGTTAATTTCTTGGACCCGGGGCGTAGATACTAGTATATTTAATTCCCAACAAAGAAGTCGAAAAAATACTAAACCACTACTAGTTTGTGTGAGTAGAGTTAGCAAAGAAAAAAATTTAGAAGATTTTTTTAAGTTGGACTATCCTAATTCGCACAAAATAATGGTAGGTGATGGGCCTATGCTAGACACCTATAGAAAACAATATCCTAGTGTTGAATTTGTGGGATTTAAAACAGGCCATAACTTAGCTTACTATTATGCTAACGCAGATGTATTTGTGTTTCCTAGTCGCTGGGAAACTTTTGGTATTGTAATGATTGAGGCTATGGCATGCGGTACACCAATAGCAGCATACCCCTGTCAGGGTCCTAAGGATATTATAACAGAAGGTATGTCTGGATATATGGATGAAAATTTATATACAAGTGTAGACAAGTGTTTAAAACTATCCAGAGACATTGTACTGGAAAAAAGTAAAGAATGGAGCTGGGAAAAGGCCTGGCGTATTTTTAGAGATAACCTTATAGAGGGAAAAATCTATGGATCCGCTAACACTAATGGGTACGGTAACAGCTGCATTTAATGGCCTAAAAGCTGCTGTAAAAGTAGGTCAAGAAGTAGAGGGAGTATACCGTCAATTAAGTAAGTGGGCGGATGCTGCTGGTCAGCTTCAACAACTAATTAATGATAATAAAACTGATACGGGTGAGCAAAAACCTGGCCTGTTTGAAAAAATAGGATTTGGTAAAACCGCAACAGCAGAAGCCTTTGATATAATTATAGCACAACAACGGCTTAGGGAAATGGAAGCTGAAATATATCATATGTTTTATTATGGTGAACTTCAACACCTAGGAGCAGAGGGCTATAGTCAGTTTAATCAGCTACGTCGTGAAATTCGTGAGCGCCGTGAGCGTATGATTCGTGATCAAGCCCGTCGTAGAAAGAGATTTATTGAAAACCTATTCTGGGGAACCTTACTAGTTATAACACTTACTATTGCAATTAAATTTTTTGTATGGTTATTTGATATTGGCCGCGAAGCTGGTCGATGGTAGGAGACGCAATGTGGATTCTTCAATGGCTGCCTTGGTGGCTATTTTATGTGGTACTAGCCTTAGGATTATTTGGACTAGTGGTAACTTATTTACTTAAGTTTATTCCACTACCCATAATTCATGTGTACAAAACTCCACTACAAATAGTATCTATTATACTTGTAGTTATTGGGGTCTATATGCTAGGATCTATAGCTAATGAACGTGCTTGGCAAGCTAGGATAAAAGAACTAGAAGTTAAACTAGCACAAGCTGAGGCTGAAGGGGCAAAAGAAAATATTAAGATAGTAGAAAAAGTAGTTGTGCAACAGAAAATAGTACGCGAACGCGGTCAAAATATAGTACAGTATGTTGACCGAGAAGTAGTTAAGTATGATACTAAGTGTGAAATTCCACAACCATTTGTAGACGCACATAATCGTGCGGCGGAAAAAATACAATGAAATCGATAGTAATATTATTATCACTAGTGTTAGTAGGTTGTAGCACTCCTGTTCCACTAAAACCTAAATTTCCAGAAGCACCACAGATATTACTAGAGCCTTGCAGATCACTAAAATCACTAGAACAAAATGCTAAACTTAGTGATGTAGCTAAAACGGTTACAGAAAATTATCACCTTTACCATGATTGTAGCTTAAAGTCCAGTATGTGGCAGGAGTGGTACAAAACTCAACGTAAATTATTTGAGGATGTAAAATGACCTTAACCCTAGAACAATTACAAAAATTAATACCACGCAATAAGTATACAAGCTATTGGTTACAAGTTATTAATCAGCTATTTCCTGATTATGAGATTAACACTCCCCTACGTCAAGCAGCTTGGATTGCACAGTGTGCTCATGAATCGGCTGAGTTTACTGTCCTACAAGAAAATCTTAACTATCGTTGGCAAAGCCTACGCAAAGTATTTTCTAAATACTTTCCTACGGATGAACTAGCACAACAGTATGCTGGTAAACCCAATAAGCAAGAGGCAATAGCTAACCGTGTATATGCTAATCGTATGGGTAATGGCGATGAGGCTTCAGGGGATGGATGGCGATACCGTGGCCGAGGACTTATTCAGCTAACTGGTAAGGATAATTATACTTGGTTTGCTCACAGCATAGAAATCAAACCAGAAGAAGCAGCAGATTACCTAGAAACTTTTGAAGGAGCTGCTCAAAGTGCGTGCTGGTTTTGGGAAACTAATAGCTTAAATCGTTGGGCAGACCAAGGGGATATTTTAACCTTGACAAAACGAATTAATGGTGGTACAATAGGCATAGAAGATCGTAAAAAACACTACGAGCACGCCTTACACATACTAGGAGGCTAACGGTGATTAGTGATAAAAAACTATTTCTATTCTTGTTAATTTTACTTGCATTACCTGTTGCACTAGCTGCTTTTGGTAGCGATAGGTTTAGGTATCCTTGTCAAGATCCTCAAAACTGGGAAACTAAGCAGTGCCAAAAACCATTATGCGACGTTACTCGTACTTGTCCAGAGCATATATTTAAAGGGCAGCGAGATCCTAGACTAGGGCCGCCAGAGACTAGAGTTGAACCGATAGGTCAGACTTGCCAACAATGTCAACCAGATAAAGGAGGAGCTAAAGGTGCAAAATAAGGAGACTTTAATTTATACCGAAGAACAACTAATGGCTAGACTTAAATTCTTTATAGGAGTTTGTCTAGCACTTACACTAACAGGCATTGTATTTGTAGTTCTCTACAGTATAATATTTGTTACACAGCCACTTAATGCTATGAGTCCAATTGATCAAAAGTTCTTTGAACTTATTGTACCTATAGCAACATTTTTAACTGGTACACTTAGTGGTATTATGCTTGCAGGAGCTAAAAAAGAAGATCAAGAAGTAATGCTTCAAGCACAAAAACAACAACAAGATGGATTTAAAGCTACTATTGAGGCTATACGTACACCAGAACCTAAACCGCAGCACGTCAGACAAGAGCCAGTACTGTTTGCTAGTGGTCAGCCAGAATCGGGATACGGCGGAAAACCTAAGCCTCCACAAGCACCACAACCGGAGATTTAAATGCTTAAATCACTACTACAAGATGGAGTAGACGGCAGCCTAAGCAGCAAACGTGTAATAACATTTTTAGCTTTTATGTTATGTAGCTTAGGTTTTGTAGCTAATTTATTTTTTGGGTATAAAGTAGACGGGACGTTATACGATAGTATGATGTATATAGTATTAGTAGGCCTAGGTGTAATTGTTACTGAAAAGTTTAGCCCACACAAAAAGGACTAACCATGAAATATATTTTAGCCGTGTTAATTGCCTTATCTGGTACAGGTTATGTACTAGCAGAACCCGAAACTAAACGGGTTTGTGAAATTCAAAAAGATAGCAAAGGTAAAGAGCAAGAAGTTTGTAAAACTATAAAGATTCACAAAAAGCTAGAAGGTGCTCAAAAACCTAGTGAGGTAAAACCAGACGCAAAAAAGTAATCTAAGTATTTAACTTTAACTTCTTAACAGGGTCGAATCGATGGCAACTAGATCAGGTAAAAAAGCTCGCAAACAACAAACCAATACTCAGTCAAACCCTATTGAGTATGGTTTTAAGGATGTAAAACCTCTGAATTTTATACAAGAACAATACTTAAATGCTATAAAACAAAACGAGGTAGTTTTTGGAGTAGGTAGCGCAGGTACAGGTAAAACATTTGTAGCCGCTAGTTACGCTGCAGGAGAGCTTTTTCATAGACGCGTAAATAAAATTATACTAACTCGTCCTAATATAGAAACAGGTCGTGGACTAGGATTTTTACCAGGTGAACTAGAGGAGAAATATGCTCCATACTTAGAACCTTTTGATAACGTATTTCAACGTTGCCTAGGCAAAGGATTTTACGAGTATGCACTTAAAAATCATGATATAGAACCCAGACCTATAGGATTTATGCGTGGAGCAACATTTGATAATGCAATAGTTTTAGTCGACGAAGCACAAAACTTAACTAAAACTGAACTAAAAATGCTCTTATCACGCATAGGTAAAAATTGTAAAGTAATTCTAAGCGGAGATCCAGACCAGCGAGACTTAGCTAACTCAGGACTTGAAGATGCTATAAAAAGACTAGAAGGCATTGAAGGTATAGAAGTAGTTAGATTCTTAGATCAAGACATAGTTCGTAGTAAAATGTGTAAACAAATAATTTTAGCATACAAGGATTAAAATGGCAAAAACTTACAAACCCACTAGTGGCATGGCATCGGCGGCCCGTCGTGCCCTAAAGTGGAAACAGGAAGGTAAGCCTGGCGGTACTCTAGTAGGTTTAGCCAGAGCTAATCAATTAAAGGACCGAGAACCATTAAGCGCTTCAACTGTACTACGAATGTACAGCTTTTTTTCCCGTCACGAAGTAGACAAAAGGGCTACAGGTTTTCGTAGTGGTGAAGAAGGGTTTCCTAGTAAAGGTAGAGTAGCTTGGGATCTCTGGGGAGGTGATGGTGGTTATTCGTGGAGTCGTGCTAAGCGCAATCAAATTATGCGCGAACGTGAAGGCAAAGCTCTTAAACTACTAAGCCTAACAACAAAAGCATATGTAAAGCAAGAATACTTGGACATTGTAGCCGAAGCAATTGAGGACTATGCTAATGAAAACATTGGAGAAGAAGTAGAGGCATTTGGTCAGTTTATGTACCACGCAGAACTACTACGCAATGGTCATGTTGATGTGTACCTACAAGACTTACCAGATGTAGATCAACCTTATCGCGACATACTAGTAGAAATAGTTAGCACCTTATACGATAGTGATGAAGATAGTTCGGATGATATGGATGATGAGGACAGTGACCAAGACACTGACGATTCACCCAGATAACAAAAAGCCCCGTTACTGTAAGGTAACGGGGCTTTTTTATTTAACTAGCAGGCGTTTCAGGTGGAGGCTGAAGTGCTTGTAGTTGTTCTTGTGCTTCTTTTTGAATCTTTTGACTTAGAGGATTGCAAACTTTAGCAGGCAATTCTTGTAAACCTGCTAGGAGTGCATTAATTTCGTTTACGCTAAGTGTAAGTGTTAAGATAGGATCACTATTCATATTTAAATATTACTTTACTGGGCATGCGCCGGTTAAACATTCGTCATCTAAGATTGCATCAAAACTATTGGCACTATCTATATTGACGGCTTTTAGGTCTTGAACATATGTGCGAAACGTAGGTTCGTCGACAACTTCTTGTGGTAGGTATAGGTAGCCAAGATCTTTGGCTGTTTTTGTAGGATCTGACCTGTAAATAAATGAAACTCCAACATAGCAGTCCCAATTATTCATTAGCCAATCCACAATTTCTGAAACTTCATGCGGCTCGTAGCTAATAGTTACTGAGGTATTTTGCTGAGTCCACGAAGTTTGAATTAGTTTATATCGTTCAAGTTGGTCAATAGCAGTTTCTAGGTTAACTTCTTTGCCATCTTGTTTGTGGAATGGAACATCCGACCATTCTACAGGAAATGTTATTAAGACACCGGTATCGTCTGTGGGATGATTAAATACTCGGTAGTTTGCTTCGCGCAATTTATCTACAACTGGATCGTACTTGCTAAATTGTACATTGTTGAAAATGTACTTGCCTAGAGGCTTATGAACTCCCTCAGTGGTATCCATTATTTTTGATAACGTCCCTGAAGGCTTAACACAAGTAATATTCTTGGGACGGGGTAAACCTAGCTCATCTGCCATGCCAATTGCTGCACTAGTAGCTGTACGCTTTAGGTATTCATAGTCATATCCAGTCATGTCCGGACGCTTAGCAATACCAGTTAGGCCTACACCACACAGTCGCAAGAAGTAATTGTTGAGATGCCATGCTTCTTGGAGAATACCGTCTTTGAGATTAACACAGGTTTGACGGTAGTTAGCTCGGGCGGCAAGCCGTATAGCTTCGTGAAGTCCTGCGGTATTGCCCTTAAACTTTCCAATATCTGTTTCTGTAAGATTACAGAATGATTTGTTTCCAAGCAAGATTTCAACACAAGGATTTGCTCCTTTATACCAAGGTGCACGACGACGTGCTTCTTGTGCATTAATAAAACCTGGTTCCGACCCACCAGCTTCCTGCATAATTGCAAAGATTTCGCTTAGTTGCTCGTAGGTAGGTTTCTCGTTAAACACTAGGCTATTGTTCGACTGCTGACGATGTGCATTGCCATGCAACCACCAGTCTTTTTTAGCTACTGCAAATTCTTGCCACTCCGGTTGGCCATAGTCGAAAAGAGCAATTTCAGCTGATCTACGACTTGAAAGGATAGTGCCAAGCCAATTAACAATATCCATGATATCCATGCGAGTAAGAAGGCTATCAGCACGGCCATTAAGAATACGGGCAATAGCAATATAAGCAGTAGAAATAGCACTATCTCCACTAGAAATCCAACCATAGCCTTTTAACCTTTCACCAGCAGGACGTAATTGACTGAAGTCTAGGACAAGGGTATCAGCAGGATATTTTCCTGCCATTAGTTTACCAATACTCTTAGCCCACGCTTCTGCACTATCGCCAACCTGAATACGCCAAGTTTTAGTTTGTGAGTCCCAAGTTTCTACATTGTGCTCACAGCCGCCCTTTTCAGTGCGTTGTGATCGAATCACTTCAATATTTTGAATAGGTTTTGAGAATCCATTTAGTGTGCCTATAATAGGCTTAAATCCTACGCCGCAACCTTGTAAAAGTAGCCATAGTACATCTACTACATCGTACACAGTTTCTACTTCTGTAAAGCTACAATTAAACTGTGACGCTTCACGATTTTTAGCTACCTGTGTGCCGCCTAGCCATAAGGTACGACCACTCATAGAAACCTTACGCTCAAGCATAAGCTGTTCTAGGCGATTTAGTTCTGCGTACTCATTGGGTAGAAGCTGCCTACCGGCAGCACGTTCCCACAACCATGCCTGATGTGAGATTACTCGGTTAACAGTATCTTGCCAAGTTTCAAATTGTTTGCCATCATCACTGATGGGTCTGTTATAAGTTCTGCGTGTAATTACTTGTGCTCGTGTGCTTGTCATGTTACTCCTCTATGTTCCTGTGCTGCCAAAGCCGCCTGTACCTCGTTGGGTATCATTCCAGCAGTCTGTAAATGTGGCTAATTGAATTGGTACTATTACTAGTTGAGCAATTCTGTCGCCTTGTTTAATTTTATATAGGTCGCCTGAAATATTTTTTAACAGAACTTTTAGTTCGCCACGGTAATCACTGTCTATAACGCCTACGCTATTAGGCAATATGATTCCCCTTTTTCCTTGACTGGATCTGTTAAAGATTAACCCAACAAAGCCTACTGGAATTTTGACTGCTATACCTGTACCAACAGCTTTGGTTTCTTCAGGATACAGATCAATAGTTTCTATGCAGCACAGATCAGCTCCTGCATCTGTGGGGTGCTGACGCTTAGGTAGTTCTGCATCTTCTGTTAGTCGTAAACACTGAATATTAAGTGTACTAATAATAGTTCTTGCTATACTATTTGTTTCCATTAATGTTGTGCCATTTGTTATCATTTAATATACTCTTGTAGGATGTTGTCTATTTGTCGGGTATTAGAACCTAGTGCATCTGCACAGTATGTAACTAAGTCCATAAGCTGATAGTTTAGCATGATAGTATCTGCACTATCATTAAGTGTTTTAACGTATTTTAGTTTGCTGGAGATAGGTAGATTTGCAACTATGTCAAGAGCAGTGCCCCATTCCTCTACTAGCTGATGAGCACGTTTAGGGCCGATGCCTTCTACTCCGCGAACATTATCTCCAGTATCGCCCATTAGGCATTTAATACTAATGTATTGATCTTGTGTAAAGTCGTAGTGAGTGTGCCAATTATTAGCTGTAACTTCTTTGCGTGTTACATAACTAAATCTGCTAGTATCTTCACCCACTAACAAATCCCAGTCTTTATCGCTACTGATTAGCCAAGTATGGGTAACGGTATAATTTTTGACTTGTTGAGTTATGTAAGCGGCTATATCATCAGCCTCAGTTTGTGGAAACTGAACAACCGGATATGTAGTTTGAGTACGAATCCAGTCTAGTGTGTGCTGATAATCTTCAAAAAATCGCTCAAAAGCTGCACGTTCCGCTTCGGTTTGCTCAGCAAATTTATCTTTTCGGTTTTGCTTATACTCAGGATAAATTTGTTTACGATAGCTGCTTGAACCTTGATCCGCAGCTATAATAACCCAACGAGCTTTGTAACTCTTTTTAAGACTATCTACTGTACGCAGGTAATCTTCATAAAAGTCTGTTGCGCCATTGTGTTTCCAGCGAAATGCTAGGTTTAAGGCATCAACTACCATTAAGGTATTTTCTAGTTCGCTTACTTGTTGAAATGATTTACTCATATATGAATTTTATAGTTTCGCTGGTTACCCAATCTTCTGCTAGTGCAACAAAAAACTTATACTCGTCTCTGTTTATGTAAACATAAGGATATAGGTCATTAGGCATATCTTGAAAAGCTACAAATATTTTACTACGATCAAACTTAAAGAATAGTAAGGGTTGTTTACCGACTTGACCACTTTCTCGTATAGTTTGCTGCCACCAGTCTAAAAGCGTAGGACTTTTACTAGTTAATACATGGCTAGTAAGATGATCGTCTGCATAGCCTTTTACTTCTACACAGTATATATTCTTTTCGCCCGGAATATATAAGTCACCTTTTAAGCCATGTTTTTCATTTAGTGCACCAGAGCCTGGAACTCGTTCCCACTTTAACTGGGTATGTTCTCGTAAAAATTCTTTTACTTTGGTTTCGGTTCTGGCACCTTTTTGTCGGCTATCTACCACGACGAACTTTTGGAAGTAAACCTACGGGCTTAGGATTTTTCCAGTTATCTATTGCTTGATTTATTTCTAGGGCTAGGGCATCCCAATCAGTTATCATATCTACTTTACCACCAGCATGATAAACAAATGTGGTATGCTTGCCTTTTACAATCTTTGAGCGTTTGGGCTTCACTATGTAGCTCCATGTAGGATAATTTTACATATATGCTCTAACCTTTCAATATGTTCAAAAGCACGCCAAGGACTGGTGTCTACAGCTACAACGCCATGCCTATCCATTCCTACTATATTATACTCTAATGAGCCGTCTAGTTCAAGTCCAAGATTTCGAACACACGCATCAGCTAATTCTTGAGTTAGTGGTAAAAATGCTGGAACAGTTTTACCTACTTTAGTATACCTACTTAACTCAGGAAATTCATCAGATAATGTTGTTAGATCAATTCCTTTATACATAGCTGCAGTTGTATAAGTAGGGTGTAAGTGTAAAACAACTCTGGTATCTGTATTAATTTCCTTTTGCAAGGCAAAGTGCATAGGAATTTCGCCACTAGGCTTTAAGTTTTTACTTATAGGTGTATGTTCAGCTTCTTTCCAGTCTATCCAATACATATCTGGACCTACTATTCCACTATGTATTCCACTAATAATATTTAGTTTTTTAAATTGATCTGGTTGAAGTGTTTGCTTACGAACACCACTAGGAGTTACATAAAAGTATTTTTGTTCACGATACCTAATACTAGCATTTCCATCTCGAGTAGTTACCCAGCCACGTCTATACCCTTCTTGAAATATGTCACATATAGTTTCTAACATTTAGTCCTCTATCTTAGAAATATTTTGCTTTTTAACAACCGTAATTTTTTCTAGCAGGGGATGGGTAAAGCCGTGTGATACTAGTAGTGTATTTAAATTTTCTTCGCGTAAAAGAATTTCTACTAGTTTTTCTTTTCCGTCTAAGTCTAGAGCTTCTACAGTTTCATCTAAGATTAGTAAGTTTACTCGATTTTGGCTGAGACTCTGCATTAGCTTACGAATAGCAAGCAATGTAGCTACATTAACCCTAGCACGCTCTCCACCGCTTAGTGCTTGTATATCAATGTTATTACCATTGTCTACAATAATAACATTAAGTTTGTCATTACCACTAATCTCAAATGCAAGTTGAAATCTTCCACCACTTAATTCAGCTAAATACTGATTAGTTAGTACTTCTAGGTCTTTTACTAAGTTTTCTATTTTATAGGCTACTAAGCCAGTTGTACTAAATGTTTTTACTAGAATTGCTAATATATTTAAGCGGCTTTGTAAGCTATTAAGATTAGCTTGCCAAGTATTTAGATCTTCTTGCATATCAGCAAGTTGAGACTTTAAAAGCTCTGCTTTACTGTTATGCTGTTGTCGTGCTTGATTTTCTAGCTCAATAGTTTGAATTGCAGTTTTAGCTTGTTGTATGGACTTTTGCAACTCATCTAACTGTTTCTGTAGAATTTTTTCATCTAAGAGTTCATTGGGTAAATCATTATCAATTAGTTGATAGTATTTTTCCCATTCTGTTTGAGCTTCTATAGCTTCTTTCCACAGTTTTAATCTGTTTTCAATATCTTCAATTTTTGCATTTACCTGTTTACTAAACTCTCTACTAGTTGTAACAATTTGTTCATACTCGCTAAGCAATTGTTGAGTTTTTTCTCTGTTAATTGCTTGTAAACAAGTAGGACAAGAATCTGATAGATTAGTTAGTTTACGAATAAACTGTTGAGCATCTTGTGCAGCTTTATCATGTTCAGCGCGTTTAGTTATATACTCACTAATAGTTTCTGTAGGTTTTTCTGGTACAGGAAATATTGTTAATTTACCTTGAAGTACTCTATAAGTATTGTTCTGAGAAATCTTTTTATTTTTAGCACTTATAGTACTAATAGTTTCTCGAATACTAGCATATTGGCTTATATCATCTTCTGGCTGGGGAGGAACTGGTAGGAGTGGTTTTAAGTCTAAATTTTGTTTGTTATACTTATCAATCCAGTCTTGAATTGTTCGCAACTTAGATTCTGCACTGGCTACTAGTACTCCTAGATCTTGATGTAA